GAAGTCAACGTACTTGGCGTTAGCTGGAAGGGAGTAGCGAGATACCCCTGCTGTGAGGGTGTCTTCGGCTGTCTGGTGGTTGTAAGGCCAGAAGAAGTGGGCTTGGTTAATGTGGCGAACTGAAGAGTTGACTGCCTCTTTGATGCTCGCGTAAAAGCCTGTAGACGTTGAGAAGTTAGCCGATGTAAGCTGGGTTTCATTTAAACGGAGGGCAACATCGTTTACGAGGCCGAGATAGTTATACGCCATTACCGATCCCTCACTTTGAGCTTAATTGACCGTTTTGAAACACTACCGGTCGAATCTGTGATAGTACAAAAAAACGTGTACTCACGGTTGGCGACACCTCCAGCAATGTTGATGGTAGCAACGGTTGTCGTATTCGATTGGGAAACATTTTGAATACTGTCTGTTGCGGCACCACCGGATGCTGTTGTGAGGTCTTCCCCCGATGCGAGAGTTGTCTCAGTCGTATACGCCGGGGTCTTTACTGACCATACAACAGTTGAAATCGTAGCTGTATCGAGGTACCGTGACCAGTCCACACTGTAATCTAAGTTTTCATCGGGGTCTTTAAAAGGCCATTGATATGCCATTAGTCTACCTTCACTGTTCTATCTGCTGATGTGGTTCGTCGTTCGACGATAGTCACGTTTCTCACATAAAAAGGTACGTAGAGAGTTCTGTATACTGAAGAAAACTCTTCAACATAAATGTACCGATCTTCATATGGAATGTTCACAGTACGTTCTTTCGTTGTGGTACTCACTAAGCGGCCCGTCCAATGTAAACGGTTCGACGTCTATCGTACTGCTCTCTAAACGCCGCGTAGTCAAATTTTTCACCAGTGAGTGTTAAATCTGCGTTGATACTTCCTACAGAAGAAATTTCTGGTAATTGAAGTGTAGATTCTGCGCGGAGTGTAATTGCGTCTGAGACGTTTCCTACGCCTGCTACACCGACGATTGTCTCTACACGTATACCTACCCCTACAGAAGCAATGCTACCCTCAGCAGGGGCACTCTCGAGGACCTCAGAGAGGTGTACTGTAACACCGGCCACATTACCGTCGGTAGATACCGCTGTAACGACCTCCGTTACATTCGGTTTGACTGTACCGACAGCCGCTTCACCGGCAACACTTTCGAGTTCTTCCGTCGGTTTCTCTTCGACGGTAGTAACAACTCCCTCGCCAGCAACACCCTCTACGACAATGAGTGAATTTGCGTGGGGGATAATAGATGCAACAACGCCATCTGCGGCAACACTCTCGAGGACTTCCGCAACATTGACTTGTACTGCGCCAACTTTTCCGGTGCCTACTGCCTCTTCAGAAATAACTTCCGAGACATCAATCTCGAATCCGCCGGCAACAACAGGAGCGATAGCTCCGGCACCCGCTACACTCGCTAGGACTTCAGTTACGTGGACTGTTACTGGAGAAACAGCCCCGGCTGAAACGGCCTGATCAAGGTTACTAACAATGATCTTGCCGTAGACTGCTGTACCATAGACACCGGTACCGTAGACGGCGGCGTTTACAGTAACAGCCATATCTTATTCCTTACGCCGGCGTATCAATACGGATAACAGCAGTTGCTCCCGGAGCAGGAAATTCTATAGTCAAATCACCGGCTGTCGCTGAGACAGTACCCCCAAAATCAATCACGCAGATTGCTTTGTTACCTTGAGAAGAATTGTAGATAATACACCCATCGGCAGAAGTTGTGACATCTGCAAATACTTCGTCTGTAAAATCGACGTAGGCTGTTGTTCCTGATGTCGCAATGGTGGCTCCATCGAGAGTTTGCCCACCTGCTGAATAGTTTGTTCCGGAAGACTCATCCGAGTTACCCGTTACGTCAGAATAGTTTGTTGTAGCCGCACCGTATGTTCCAGCAGGGGATGCTTTGATTAGTGCAAGCTTAATTACATCAGTATCTAAATCATGAACTCCACCGAAAAGTTCTTGTTTGAAACTCGTACACATTGCGGTCGTGATTGCCATGTCTTATACCCACTCTCCGGTTTTCATCGCCTGTGACAGACGCTCGGCCCGCCTACCCACTTGTTTTGCCCAACGGGAATCCATCATCTGTGCCGATGCTTCGTCCCAATCTTCTTCTTCAATTGCGGCCCACATGTTCTGGAATTTCATGAGGATCGGTAGACCTACATTGAAACCCATGTCAACAAGCACACGCTGACGAACAGAATCAAGTCCAGCCACTTCGGGTTTTCTCTCAAGAAGTTCATCTTCTACAATCTTGATGTCGTTCTTTAGGAGGTACCGTGCTTCGTCTTCCGTGATACCACGGTCCTCGATGTTGCGACCAACTCCGATGGTCAGCTTGTCTGCGGTACACTGGTAGGGCTTGAGTTCAAGACCTTCGTGATCAATCAGTTGATCTTCCAGTGCTGTCATATCGTATTTCATTACCAATTTTTACAACTCCAGTATCTTGCGGTGAGTTTATCTTTTGCCGTATCACACTTGTGTCTAGCCCTAAATGACTTACGACGCTCAGGATCAGACTTCTTGATTGTCATGTTGGGATCACCAAAACGAATAAGGCGAACCTTGTCCCCTACTTTTGCGAGGACTGCAAACTTCTTTGGACCATTGGGAGTTCGCTTTGGCTTGTTGTATCCCGCAAACTTCTCACCACGATACTCAATTGCCACGTGACTTACTCCATCTTTCTGTGTAACCGCCCTCAGCGGCACGGTATCGTGCTGTCTTCTCCGCAATCTTCTTAGGCTGGGCTACGAATTGTTTCCCTTCTTTTTTTCCTTCCCGCTTTGCTCGACTTGTTGCGGCGTACTCTTGGGGGGAGAGGGACTCTCGTGCTTTCTTTGGTAGGTACCGCTCACCGGTCGCCTTCGGACCCTGTGTCGATGGCTTGCCACTTTTGGTTCCCCAATCTTCTTCTGTCCAGTTCTTCAGAGACTTCTGCGGGGCTTTCATGATGTGTAACCACCGCCAGCGTCTTTGTATTGCTTCGCTACCATCTGGGCTTTGCGGGCTGACCACTGTCCGGGTGATCCCCCTTTCCCTCCGGCTTTAACTCGGTTGAAGATTCTTTTACGTAGCTCGGGCTTGGTGTAGTTGCCTGCTTCGTTGACACGGCTTTCTCCACCAGACGCCATACGAGTTCTTGACCACCGTTCTGTGTAACCACCCATCGCCTTTTGATCACGTGATTTACCTGCCTTGGATAGAGCGATGGCAACAGCTTGCTTTTGGGGCTTGCCACGTTCCATTTCACTACGGATATTTTTAGAAATTGTTTCTTGAGAGCTACCTTTCTTCAGTGGCATACTATGATCCTACAGGATTGAAGAATTCTTCGACGGTACAGAAGGCATCGGTATCCGGAACTCCGGAACCTGCTGTACTTGTTGTTTCTACAGTTATATAATCCCCAGCTTCAAGGACAATAAATGCGTTATCAATCTTGATAAACTCCCCCTGACTTAAGTTTGTACCGCCAATAATAAAAAAGCTAGTAGCTACAGATGCTCTGTACCACTGTACGTCAATATCACTGGCATTGCTTGAAGCATTCGTAATGAACAGCAGACTCATGTGTGCCTTTGCATTGGCAGGACATGTGTACAAAGTTAAAGGCACATCATCTGTGCTTATAGCAACAATCTCAGACTTTGTTCTGCTGTTCTTTGCGATGGTCATGTATGGGTTTACCCCCGGCGGGTGTTGGTCAGATCGTAAACTATAAAATTCTTTAAGTCAACACCACTGATGCATTTTTGTGATGTTCACGTAAAGAAGGGGCCCGAAGGCCCCGACTCGTACTTAGGCGAAAGCTTCGCCAGTCTTAGTGCTGAGACCCAGAGGAGCCATGACAGCAACTACACGTACTTTACCGTCGAAAGCCGCAGTTGTAGCTTTCAAAAGGATTTCGTCAGCCGCGATGTACAGCTTACCGCCACCTACAGAGTTTAACTCCGCAGTCGCGCTGTCTGCATCAAGACTGTCGACGTAAGCAACAGCAGACTCAGAATCACCTAAGTCTAACTCGCCTGCGTTTCCAGAAGCGGTAATTAACTGAATGCCTGCCGCAACAACGACAGTTTCAGCAGGAACTTGGAAAACATCAATTGTTTCGTTGATTCCCAAGTTAGTTGTAGAAAAGTCAAGAACTGCTTCTTGAACGTAAGAGTTGGAACCTGCTGAAATATTTACAGAGTTACCAGTTACGGAATATGTTCCGGCCATTTTTTAGTCTCCCTTAAGCGGCAGTTGCAACAACACCTTGTACGAGGGCTTCTGGACGTAAGACCTTGCGGCCGAATACGTGAAGACCACGAACGATGTCGCTGAATGTGTCAGTTGAACGGACAACTTCTGTCTTAGCGATGTGCGATGCAGTCGCTGTAGAAGACATGTGACCCGCAAGAACTACGAAGTCGTTTGTAGTGTCCTGTGAAGTAATAGTCACAACGTCAGTACCAGAGTTGTTCAGCGCAGTTGACTTGTAGCAAGCCATACCTGCAATGTTGCCCTGCATGACGAGACCGTTACGTAATGGTGAAGTTCCGTCGCCAGTTACCTGTACTTCTGCGAACTTAGCACCCGCACCAAACAACGCTTCGTAGAAAGCAGGAGGTGCAACGAAGAAACGGTTTTCTTCTGGGATAGACTGGTCGTCTAAAGCACGGGCCATTGCCAACATCATGTTTACAGCAGTGTCACCTTTGGTTGCCGCTGTGTAGATGTTGATTGGAGCACCGACAGTACCGAAGTCAGTA